TCAAGGTACTTCGTTTCCCTTTCCGGCACATTGGCAAGCCTCATAGCTTTGTCAGCTGCAGCAAGCAACGTCAAGCAATTTGCGGAAGTGAATGAATTAGCAAATGTTACGTCCTGCACCATGTCAACGTACTTGCCATAAACAAAACTGTCGGCATAGTCTGAAATCTTATATGCAGCGTTCCGCATGGTGGACCTTTCAAAGGCACTTGCCTTGTCCATCTGCTTCTTGTCGATATCGTCGAGATAATACTGGAATGCTTGTGATTCCGTAATATCAAGATACTGTGCTGCATCGTCTATGATTTCAGGGTCGGACATATCGGTGTTCCTGGTGTATCCAAACAAGCTGACTTCACCAGGGGTTAGGATTTTAACCCTATCTCCTTTTGATTTAATATCCATTTTGTTATCGTAAAGGCTTTTTATCCTCTACTTCTTATGGTTTCCCATAAGTTCAGCATATCTTTTCACCTTTGCGGTGTCGGGGCCTCGTGGGGATATTATTTCAATCCCTATGCGTTGCGGCTGGCTTTCGCCTTCACCTCTGATTAGCATTTTACAGCCTTCCAGGTTTTTTCCCCGATTTAAAGAGGGCAATATTAAAGTTCACCCTCATATTCGCGGTTGCAATGCTTTACGGCTATTGCCGCCTTTTCCCTATCTTCCAATAGCTTCGCATGAGCTATCTCCGGAATAAAATTATAAGGCATATTCTTTCATCTCCTTTTCATAATTAAAGAAAGCACCTTACCAATGCTTTCTTGATTCATCAAGTGTGGATAGATTTTTCTGTACCCACTTCATATCATGTTTGTTAGCTTCAAAATCTTCTTTCGATATAAACCCTCCTGTCTTGCCGCTTGTTTTTGCTGAACCTGTTGAAGTTGCCGCGTTTTTGTTATTAGCCTGCTCAATCTGTTGCTGCGTTTGGTACTTTGCCATTTCACCTTTTAGGTGTTGATTTTCGTATCTCATATAAGCCTCAGTCAAGCTTCTGCCTTCCTTGTGTTCCTTCCATACTTCTACAGGAATATCTTCCGGCTTCACATCAGGATAGGCTTCGAGAAAATCGGTGTACTGTTTGTGTTCAGCTTCCTTTTCCTCTCTAGCTTTCTTTTCAGCAAGTGTTTCTTCTCTAAACCGTTTGCTTTCCACAAGCTCATTCAGCAATTCTTCAGGAACATTTGAATACTGTTGCTTGATTCTGTTTTCAAGTTCCTGTTCCTGTAGGGCTTGCTTGTATTCAGCTTCGGTCTTGATTGGTTTGCCGTGCCATTCGTAGCCTTGTTCGGATATCCATTCGTCACGTGCTTGCTGTGCGGCTTCTTGTCTGGCTCGTTCAACGGCTTTATCGTAGTTCATACCCTTCTGAATGTGTGTTACAGCTTCCTCGTATGGAATTTCCCTTTCCTCATGGTTGAATTTAACTTTGATTGCCGGAGGAATCTGAGGTTGCTGTATTTGTGTCTGTCCTTCACCTTCGCCGCCTGTGGTTCCGGCTGCTCCGGGTTCGGTCTGCTGTCCGGCCGGTTCGGTTGGTGTACCTCCACCGCCTAAATTAACTCCATCATCTTCGCTCAGATATGGTTGTCTGAACATTAACATATTTATCCTTCCTTTCGCCTATGGTTTGGCATATGAAAAAGCGGCTTCATAGCCGCCATTTTCAACATATTTTTCGTACTCTGAGTACCGGTATAAATGTAAAGCTGGGTAATGGGTGTCAATCCATATCTTATAACCTGCTACTGCCGCCCGGACACAGAAGAATCTGTCCTCCCCGTCAAATCCAAGGTTGTATATATCGCAGTAGTTTACACCCCTCTCAAACACACTTCTATGGAGAAGTATACAGGCTCCCGTCTGCCCTACCTCGTAGGTTCCCGGTCTTAACCACTCGGCTATATGGTCATAGTCCACGCCTGAGTACGAATCGTACATCCAGCAGTTAGGGAGAGGTTGGCCGTCCGGTTGCCATCGTGTCCAGAATATTTCAGCGACAATATCCTTTTTAGTTGCCAGCAGTTGAACCAGCGTTTTAGGATGGAGCATTAAGTCGGTATCAACAAAGAAGATGTAATCGTACCCGCTTTCAAGCGCATACTTGGCTATGCCGTTCTTCATCTTGATGATTTCCCCGACCAGCCTTGAAGTCCATAAATGCCGGTTGCCGTCGCTCTTGTATTCGTCCTTCGTCTCGTACTCTGCGAACATGCACGGTTCCGGATGCGCCTTGATAAGCGGTATCAGCTCCGGGGAGTTATGCAAAATAAAAAGCCTGTCAACCTGACAGGGCTTTTCAAGGTTTTGCAAAGATTTCAAATATTCCCGGAATATGTCCGGGTTCTGCCGGGTAGGTGCTGCTAATAGAATTTTCACAATTCGCACCTCCCGTGTTTTATTTCGTCACCATTAAACAGTTTTCCATTCATACGTCCTCCTTCTGTGCCCACAAATAATAATCGTCCCATCCGGGCATTATGGTCTGTACCTCTATTTCGTGTTTTGCGAAGTAGCTTCCTAATGCCTCGACCTGGGGCCGTGTGAAGCACATACAGGTGTTGTAGTTTATGTAACCGGGTTGGTTTTCTAAACTTGGAAGGTGAATACAGGCCCATGCGCCGGGCTTTAACGCTTTCTTGATCTTCTGGATAATCTCAATTTGGTCGTTATACGGGTTATGCTGAATTACCTGGAAGCAAATGATAAGGTCACATATATTTTCCCTGCTAAAATCGCTTGATAAAACAAAGGATGCGTTGTTGAGATTGTATTCTATGGCCTTTGCTTTAGCGGCCTCCAATACATTCTTTGAAATATCAACCCCTATGAAATTCCCGCACTCCTTAGCCAAAAATCTGCCTATTCTTAGGTTGCCACATCCCATGTCAATAAGCGTATCAATGGGATTGTTTGACCTCTTGCGATAACCCTCCATTATCTGTCGTGCGTTGAAAAGGCCGCTTTTATTGTATTCTTCTTCATCTTTTTCAGGGAAGAAGCGGTCATTGCTCATATTCCCGGTTATATTAGCGTAAGGGTTAACTGTTACACTCACTTTATACATCCTCAAACCTCTTTATCCTTCCTTTCGCCTATGGTTTGGCATATGAAAAAGCGGCTTCATAGCCGCCATTTTCAACGTATTTTTGATATTCGGTTTTTCGGTATAAGTGTTTACATGGACAGTTGGTGTCAAGCCATATTTCATAATCTCTTGCGACTGCTCTTATGCAGAAGCCCATATCCTCTCCCCAAAACGATAGATTGTATAGGGGGTTATAGTTTACTCCTGATTCAATAACGCTTCGGTGGATGAGAATGCAAGCACCTGTACCGCCCACCTTGTAAAGTCCGGGCTTCTTCCACAGGTCGTAACTTCCCTCATAAGAAGTTGCTTGGTCTAAATCCCATGCATTGGGTAACGATTCGCTGTCAGGTTGCCATTTTGTCCAAAACACTTCTGAAACAATGGGTTTATCTGCTTCAAGCAATGAAACAAGCGTTTTTGGGTGTAATATTAAATCGCTGTCAACCAACATAAAATAGTCATATCCACCTTCTAAAGTGCGTTTCAGCAGTTCGTTTTTAAGGTAGGTTATTATTTGTAGGTTAGCTTGTTTCCAGTAATGAGTAACTTCATCTTTCTTGTATTCATCATTGCTCATTGCCAATAGAAATTCTTCTCTGTTGAGATACTTTGTCAATTCTTTGGAATTATGCAAATAAAAAAACCTGTCAATTTGACAAGGCTTTTCAAGATTATCAAGGCTTTTTAGGTATTCTTTGAATATTTCTTCATTTTGTCGTACCGGCGCACCGATAAGGATTTTCATATTATCCTCCTATAAACAAATATTATCTGTGGACAGTAACACATATTTGGGTTGGTTGTGGGTACTATCTTCACAGATTCCTGTTTAAAACCACCTATTACTCCTGGGAAAGTATTTTCGTCAATTCTTGATCAAGGTTGTTCAAAAGAACATCAGCAAAATACTTTGTCTGTTCTATGCCATTTATACCTACATGTACCCACTCGTAGGCGTGATATTTTTCCCACCAATCCTTTGTGTTCATACTTCCCCCAATACATAAGATAAATATCCTTGATTCGGTATCATTCTAAAGCGATTTACACACCATTCAAACGCCATTGTGCCGGAATCAACAACCTTAATCTCTGCCTTTTGGTATTGTTCTATTAATTCGGCATATGAATAACTGTCCTCCGGATCAAAACAATGCTTAACAGCGTTATAGGCGTTACAGGAGGCATTTGGAACAAGGGTTAAAACGTATTTGTTGCTTAGTTCAGCCTGTTTTTTCAAGAGTTCTACAACATAATCACGTTCAAAGTGTTCCATTACGCCAGATGAAAAAACAATGTCAAATTTCCTCCCGGGTTTGTATTCTTCAAGTGTGGTTATTATCGCTGTTCCTCTTTCCGGCTCAGGGTCGATGCCGACTTTTTCTTTAGCAGTCAGTCCTTCCAAAAGCTCGCCTGTACGACAACCAACTTCGAGAACGCTGTCAATATTCAATTTGTTGATGTAATCAGTTAGTTCTTTGATGTATGCTTCATCATTAAACATTGTTAGCCTCCTAAAATGTTCTTCTGTTACCTCAAAACTTCCTACATGGCCGCATATCAACTCTGTATCACAGTAAATCTTATATCCTGCGTCTGTTGCTCGTTTGCAGAAAGATAAGTCCTCGCCGTTATTGGTAGGGAAAAACCAAGGTTGAGGCATATTCTCTAGCACTTCTCTTTTTATGAGAGTGCACGCCATGCCTACGCCTGCAACTTCAATTAAACCTTTTGGATAGTCAAGGTAAAACTTATCATCCTTGAATATGCACGGTTCATAGTTTGGCACTCTGCGGAACGCTAAAGCTGAAACAATAGGTTTATCGTGGTTGATTAGCTTGATTAGCATATCCGCAGGAGGAACCATATCTGAATCAAGAAATAATAAATAATCGCAGTCCGATTCAAGGAAATGTTTCGCCGCCTGTTCTCTCGCTTCATATACAAGGCTGTGACCTCTTAATTCATATTCAATGCCTATTCCGCTTTTCATAGTAGTTGCTAACATTAACGGATAAGAATTGACAAATTGATAAGGGAACATTCCAGTATGGGGTATCTCAATTAATATCTTCATCCTACTTTATTCCTCACAGTCTCGTATTTTGTGGCTTTGTTTAGGTCTGAACCGCCATAGTTTGGGCACTTAGGATTGATACATACCATTTTTAACTCACTATATACGTCTGTGGTGTCAACTTCGCTTACGAGCTTGCTGTCGGCTATTACAAGATTTCCGTCACAATACTTACATTCCAACTTCTCCGCCCCCTTCCACGTTATTTGCATATGGTCTTTTTATGGTTTGCTGAATTAACTGTCTTGCTTGCATCTCGTAATTGTCGGGTTCGTTTCTCTGCAACATTTTCAGTTCGTTTTGTGTCTCCAGCGGTAAGGTCGGCAGGATTTCTTCCAACTTGCTCCCCATTAATTCATACATGAATTGTTTATCTTCTGCCTCTCGCCGTCTTTCTTCCGATTCTCTATCATCAATTAAGCCTTGTCTATCAGGAATTACATTGTTTGGTAAGCGTTTCAGGTATTCAACAAAGGTTATCAACTGTTGTGATAACAGATTATCAAGTGTCTGTGCTGCTGTAGCTTCGTTCCATATTGTAGACGGTCCTATGTCGATTTTCAGCTTTAATTTCATCTGTTTTAATATTTCCGTGTCAAGCGGAACGACTTGTTTTACGCCGTCTACTGTGATTTCAAGATTTCTCACAGGGTATTCTGTGTATTTGGAAGTCCAGAAGTCCATCCATATCCTGCCTACATCTTCTATGTAGCTGTAATATCTTCTCTTGATACTGTTCAATGGTACCGCTGTATACTTCGCTAGTACGATAATAGCTGATGTATTGGTCGGAGGGGCTTGCCCTAATGCAGCGTCAGAAACACCTGCCATTTCTTTGGTGATAGAAATAAACCATGTCATAAATTGCATAACGGCTGCCGATAACTGAGCGGGTTGCATATACTGAGCAGCGCCGCCTACGCCGCCTGTATCGGTTCCATTTACAGGAATAGCTTTTGACAAGCTATTTGTCCATTGGTTTATTCTTGTTTGGTCATATAAGACTTTGGGGAATCCGTGAAGCTGAATC